ACTTGGATTCAAAGATGTTGCAACCGCTAAAGCATCTGTTTCTAAAATTCGCAATTCATCAAGATCTCATGCTCACAAAATCCAGGCAGCAGTTGCTATGGAACAGAGAGCAAGAGAAATGGGTAAGTCTTCGGAAGCAGCAGTTTATCGTAAATTTATCAACTCAATGAAAAAGAAAACTAAAGCAATGAATGAAGAAATCATCACTGAAAAACGTGACGGCAAATCATCCAAAGATAAAGGATATTCTCTCCGCGACTGGTTCAAAGGTGGTGGTTGGAAACAGACTGGTGGTAAATATGATGGTAAACCCTGTGCTAAACAACCAGGTCAAAAAACCAAACCATATTGCCGCGATGCAGACGACCGTGCTGCTATGAGCAAAGAAGAAAGAAACAAAAGAGCACGCAAAAAGCGTGCAGAAGATCCAAATCCAAATAGAAAAGGGAAGGCAAAGAACGTGACTCAAGAATCTTATTCAAATTGGAGACAAGACCTTGATGAGGGTAAGAAAGATGCTTGTTATCATAAGGTCAAGTCTCGTTATTCTGTGTGGCCTTCTGCTTATGCTTCAGGTGCTCTGGTAAAATGTCGTAAAGTTGGTGCTGCCAACTGGGGAAATAAATCTAAAAAGAATGAGAGTGTAGATTATTCTAATTGGAGAGATGAGTTCATTCCAACTGAGTATGAAACCACAGATTTAATCAAGGCAGATCCAATTAAAGCATCACCATCAAATCTTTTAAAAATTAATGAAAAAAAAGATATACCAGCAGACGTAAAAAAAATCGCTGGTGAATTAGATGCTGCTGTTAAAATGCATAAAAGTCAAGCGAAGAGACTTAGAAAAGCAGGTATCTCTGAAGAAAATCTTGATGAGAAATGTTGGAAAGGTTATGAAAAGAAAGGTATGAAGACAATGTTTGGTAAAAGATATCCAAACTGTGTCAAAAAGAAGAAAACTAGAAAGGAAGAAGTTGAACTAAAATATGATAAATCAAAGAAAAGTGAAGGAAAATATAATATGCCAACTGTCAAGGCACCTGGAAAAGCAGTTCCAATGCCTGAATACAAACCAAGAGGTACTAAAAAACCTGTACCGATGCCTAATTACAAACCAGAAGGTGAGATGACTGAGGGATATGGGGTTGCTCCTAATTTAGATCCTAAAGTTCCCAAGAGTTATAATGAGCGTATGAAAGATGCGAGAGAAAAAAGTAAAAGAGAAGGTATTTTCTTACCTCCTTGGATTGGTCCAGAACTGCCAAGAGTAAAGGCTAAATCAAAAATTCAAGTGTCTCATTACGAACCTGAAGGTGAAATGGTTAGTGAACGGAGTCGTTTAGATGGTCCAGAAGAACGTAAAAAAGATCTGGACAAGAGATACGATCCAAAAGGTGGTGGTAAAAACCCATACCAATATATTCCTGTGAAAAAAGCACAAGTGCAAAAAGAGGCGAAATCTGATGGTGATCCCTGTTGGGATACTCATGAAATGAAAGGAATGAAGAAGAAGGGAAACCGTATGGTTCCCAACTGTGTTCGTAAAGAGCAAGTTTCTGATTGGAGATCTGAACTTAGTGAAGGTTCTGCTTGGACAAAAAAGGAAGGTAAAAATGAAAAAGGTGGACTTAATGAAAAAGGTAGGAAGTCGTATGAACGTGAAAACCCAGGAAGCGATCTTAAGAGACCTTCAAAGAAAGTTGGGAACAAGCGTAGAGCGTCTTTTTGCGCGAGAATGAAGGGTATGAAAAAGAAACTAACTAGTAAGAAGACTGCAAACGATCCTAATAGCAGAATTAATAAATCACTGAGGGCTTGGAACTGCTGATAGTTTATGAGTGAAGTATATCTTGGTAATCCTAATCTAAAAAAAGCAAATACAGAGATTCAATTTACAGAGGATCAAGTTATTGAATTCCTCAAATGTAAAGAGGATCCTGTTTATTTTGCAAACAATTATATTAAAATCGTTTCTCTAGATGAAGGTCTGACGCAATTTCATCCGTATGACTTTCAAGAAAAACTAATTCACAATTTTCATAATAATAGATTTAACATCTGTAAGATGCCACGACAGACGGGTAAGTCAACTACTGTGGTGTCATATCTTTTACATTACGCCGTTTTTAACGATAGTGTAAATATTGGCATACTTGCAAACAAAGCAGCAACTGCGAGAGAACTTTTAAGCAGATTACAAACTGCGTATGAGAACTTGCCTAAATGGATGCAACAGGGTATCATATCCTGGAATAAAGGTTCAATGGAGTTGGAAAATGGCAGTAAAATATTGGCAGCATCTACGTCTGCTAGTGCTGTCCGAGGTATGTCGTTTAACATCCTCTTTCTCGACGAGTTCGCATTCGTCCCAAACCACGTTGCTGACTCGTTCTTTGCCTCTGTTTATCCTACTATTACTTCTGGTCAAAACACCAAAGTAATTATTGTATCCACACCACATGGTATGAATCACTTCTACCGTATGTGGCATGATTCGGAGAAAGGTAAAAATGAATATATACCAACAGATGTTCATTGGTCAGAGGTCCCCGGTAGAGATGATAAGTGGAAAGAAACCACTATCGCAAACACGTCAGAGCAACAGTTTAAAGTTGAGTTTGAATGCGAATTTCTGGGATCAGTTAATACTCTCATCAATCCAGCAATTCTAAAAAATCTTATTTACGAAGATCCTATTCAGAGAAACGCTGGTCTTGATGTTTATGAGCAAAGCAAAAAAGAACACAATTATCTCATTACTGTTGATGTTGCTCGTGGTTTGGGCAATGATTATTCTGCATTTATCGTTGTTGACATCACAGAGTTTCCTTATAAGATAGTTGCAAAATATAGGAACAACGAAGTAAAACCAATGTTGTTTCCAAATATTATTCAACAAACTGCGAAAGGATATAATGACGCATGGGTATTAGTAGAAGTTAATGATATTGGTGAACAAGTAGCAAATATTTTGCATTATGATCTAGAATATGAAAACATGCTCATGGCAGCGATGAGAGGTCGAGCCGGTCAAGTTGTTGGTCATGGGTTTTCTGGTAAAAAATCTCAGATGGGAGTTAGAACAACTGCTCAAGTTAAAAAACTTGGTTGCTCTAATCTCAAAACAATGATTGAAGATTTTAAACTTCTAACACTTGATTATGAAATTATATCAGAGTTGACTACTTTTGCTCAAAGGCATAATTCTTTTGAAGCAGAAGAGGGATGTAATGATGATCTTGCAATGTGTCTTGTTATCTTTGCATGGTTGGTGGCACAAGAATATTTTAAAGAAATGACGGATAATGATGTTCGTAAAAGAATATATGATGAACAAAAAAATCAAATTGAACAAGACATGGCACCCTTTGGATTTTTGGATGATGGAATTAATGATATGACATCTTTTACCGATGACCAAGGTGACCGTTGGCATACTGATGAATATGGTGATCGTTCATTCATGTGGGATTACATGTAATGGACTTGGACGATCAGATAGAATTAGAACATTTGCTTTTATCTGAACGTAAATGCAGAGTTTGTGGTAAAGTTAAAAATTTAATTGATGAGTTTTATCTTACTAGAAAAGGGAGAGGAGCTCTACCCTCAGCATATTCATATGAGTGTAAGTCTTGTACTATTAATAGAGTAAAAGGTAGTAAGAAGTGTAATAATGTTTGGGAATACCCAGATTGGTAAGGTTCATGTATCATTTCCCCGCTGAAAAGTGCCTTTTCAATAAATAATTTCAGATAAATTCTGGATTGGGAGCACTTAAAGATGCCACTTAACCTAGCATCTCCTGGAATCGTTATTAGAGAGGTTGACCTTACAATTGGAAGAGCAGATGCCACTAGCGGTGCCGTTGGTGCTCTGGTCGCACCTTTTGCAAAGGGACCTGTTGAAGATCCAATTCTCATCACTGATGAGGGTGGATTATTAAAGACTTTCGGAGAGTCTTACAATAGCAGTAAGCACTACGAGTACTGGATGGTTGCATCTTCGTACCTTGCTTACGGCGGAAATATGCGTGTCGTCAGAGCAGATGACGATAATCTTACGAATGCTTATGTTGGCGCTGCTAACAGCATTAAAATCAAGAGCACTGAACACTACGGTCAACTTGGTTACCAAGATAACACAATCACTAATGTGACCTTTGCTGCTAAGAACCCTGGTTCTTGGGCAAATAATCTTAAGGTTGCTATTCTTGATAGTAGAGCAGACCAAGTTATCTCTGGTGTTGTAACTAATACTGCTGCTCTGGCAGTTGGTTACGGTGTAACCCAGACGGTTGATGGCACTCTTCCAAAATCAGATGGAACAACCGTGGCACTTGATGGTCACCTTAAGGGAATTATCACTGGTATTTCTGGTGATGGTAGTTCTGGTTCTCCTTATGAGATTGAAGTAAAAGTTCTTTCTCACGTTTCTGCTGCGAGTACAGAAACTGAAGTTGACTATCAGGCAGGTGGTCTTTACAAGTTTGATGCATCTAGACTTCTGTCATTCCACAATGGTGGATCTGGTGCTGGTACTACTACGACCTTCAACACACCTTCAGACTGGTTTGATCAGCAAGAGATTGTACTGACTGGTCCAAACATCAAGTGGAATAACGTTGTTGAAAGACCTGGTACTTCAGATTACGCTGCTGCTAGAAATTCCAGATTTGATGAAGTTCACGTTCTTGTATATGATGACAAGGGTGAAGTAACCGGTAACGCTGGAACAATTCTTGAGAAGCACCTTGCTCTCTCCAAAGCAAAGGATGCTGA